CACGTTGGTATTGTAGTTGAAAACAATAACGATGGAACTGTGGTCTGTATCGAAGGTAATACTGCTGGTAATCCTAAAGGAGACCAGCGTAATGGTGGTGAGGTAGCAGTTAAGACTCGTGGTTATACCAAAAATAAAAATAAAGTTATGGTATCTATCGTAGGTTTTGGCAGACCTAACTACAAAGGCAATGAAGTTAATGCTAAAGTGCCAGTATCAAATGCTCCAGAATTTCCAGGAACAATTAAACCTGGAGATAAAAGCAATGGTGTTAAGATAGTTCAACAAGCCCTTGCTTTAGAAACCGATGGAATCTATGGTCCTAAGACCAAAGCATCTGTGATTAAGTTCCAAGACAATCACGGTAATATTGATTCTAACGGAATCATAGGTCCAAAAACTTGGGCTGAATTAATTAAGTTCCTTTAAGGAGAACAAATGTTTGATAAAGAAAAAGCAAAACAAATTGCAATGTCCTACCTACGTGCAGCAGCAGCATCAGCAGTAGCCCTATACACAGCAGGTCAACGTGACCCAAAGGTATTGTCTGCAGCATTTCTTGCTGGCCTAGTAGGACCTATTATGAAGGCTTTGGACAAGTCTGCGCCAGAATTTGGGCGTACTAAGTAGTAGTTATATACCCTTAATCGGCCTTTAAAGGCCCTTTATAGACACAAAGAACCCCCGCCTTAGTAGAAATACTAGGAGCGGGGGTCTTTTTTGTTTTCTAAGCAGTTCCCCTCTACTTAGACAACTCTTGTATGACTTGTAAAATTCTTTCTGGTTTAATTAAATAACCCTTGCTTGGGTTGGGCGGTATGTTACAGGTAATTGGATGACCCCAAAGAGTAACTGCCCTTCTTAGCGTATCAGTTAATACTAACAGTACACTTCCTTCTAATACAAATGCCCAGTACTCAGCCTTAGTTGATGACAAACCAGATGGATACCACTCGTTGTTGTTATGAGACCAGCATACTGTTTCTATATATAAGTTGCCAGTGTCTTTCCATTTAAGGTCTGTTTTAACCTCAATGGTTTTGCCATTAGTTAGTAGTTGATTAACAAGAGATTCACCCTCGTGCCCAACTGATAAGTCTAAATCAAAGTCAGATAGTTTTGACATCATACTCCCTAAATTCTGTTATAGGTACACGCCATCCATTTATATAACTGTCATAGTATTCTTCTTTAGTAAATTGTTCTGGCTTTATGTAGCCAAAAATTTCTACTTCAGAATAATATTCTGTGTCTAAACATTTAGTTCCAATAATAATTCTACCTTTATCTTTACCCCAAAAAGGAATACTAGTTTGAGTTCTGATAGACCTAACCTCTATGTTATTTCCTACATCAGATATTGGATATCGTTTAGCGTGCAAAGCATTTGGATACCAAGGTGTATTCCATCCTAAGTTATATTGCTTTGCTACTGCCCATTCACATACATTAGCCCGTATGTTTGCATTTATTTCTGGCTCTAACTTACCATCTAATTTACCTTGTGCATAGTTAGGTTTATCTTTAGAACCAAATTTAGTAAGCCAGCGCTCTACTGCTAGTAGAGTGCAAACTCTTACTTCATCTTTACTCAGGTTTACTATAGTGGACATCATCAAATACAGATGCTGGCACAACAGTTTTACCTACAATGCCATGCTTTCTTCTGTACTTATCCCTCTCTTCTTTAGTAGTACCTGCCCATATTCCATGGACTAGGGTATCTATTGCATAGTCAAAGCATTCGACTCGTACTGGACAAGTATTACATATTTTTTTAATATCAGCAAGGTGAGGATAGTTGCCTCTTTCTTCAGTAAAGAATAGTTCTACATCAATACCAAGACATGCTGGTGTATCACTAAATAACATTATCCTCCTGTTGAATAGAAGCCACTTCCTTTAAAGTGTACTGGTGTAGAGGACCATATACGAGTCATGAAGTTTCCGCAAGATGCACAAGTTGGTGGAGCAGAATCATTTGTTTCTAATACCACCATACATACCTTGCATTCAAAGTCATAATAAGGCATCAATCACAATCCATCCCATGGTCGTCTATTGGTGTAGGTAGGGTGACCAATGAACCACAGTCTACACATTCTCCATCTAGAAAGTAGAAACATATTTCGCCATATTCAAAAGCAACTATAGCCGTAAATAGTTCTGAACCACAGACACAGATATCACCTATAGGATTACCACGTAGGTCCATTGCCCTGCTGTAATCCTTTTTAAATAAATCTTTTATTTCTCTAGGCTCTTGTGTCATCTTCTTCTTCATCTTCTTTAACGTCTAAGTTATCTGTATCTGTATAGGTACGCCATCCACCTAAGATTCTAATCAAGGAATTAATTGCACGTGTAACTCTCATGCGTGCACCGTCTGCTGATGTGTTTAATTCTTTGGCTAAGTCATTCCACTCATAGTTGTCCGTTGTAAACTTTAGCCTTAAAATATTTTGTTTAGCCTCTGCTAACTTGTTGAATGCTTTTTCTATATCTGACCTAAGAACTAACCAATTATTTCCGTCTGTTACTTCTCCTGATTTACCAAACTTAAAGTTGAGGTCCTGTATTTTGCTAGGTATTTCATAACTATCTGCCAGGATAGATGGCAAAAATGCCTCGATAACTGATGGGTCGTAGTAGTAAAGGTCAACCATATCGTAGCCAAATTTACGGGCTTTTTCTTGCTCACAATATTTAAGAGCAGCATTACGCAATGACTTTGCAATTAATTTTTCTTTATCTTTAGGTGGTAACTTAGACCACTCTGTATATTTATTTGGATGAGTAATGAACCACATCCATAGAATCTGTTTTACATCTGCAGTTTCAACTATAGAGTATTTTCTAGAATACTCCATGGCAAGGGTGGATACTAGCAAATCATACTCTTGTACCCACGCCTCACTCATTAACTATTCAACGCCTTCCCACTGTCCTCTTTGTACCAATAGTCCTATTATTGCATAGTTAGCCAGGTCTATAAGAGTATCTTCTATTGATTCAAAATTGGGCGTGGCGTCTTTATCAGCCAGGTTATTTAGTCTAGCCAGTTTGTCATACATCCTAACCCTCAGCCCATTCATAGCACCGCCAGGGGCAAGGGCTATATTTAACGGTCCGTAATCTTCTTGTTTCTTCATCATAATACTACGTAGTTCGTTGAGTATTACATCAACATCACTTGGATTCTTCATCTAACATCTCCTTAATGCTGGTATCAAACTGTTCCATTGCTGATGCTACCTGTATTTCATCTGTAAATTGTCTGCCTTCTCCTACGCTACTTGCATATATAACTGTAGCCAATAGGGTAAGCATACGCATAGCAGTATCTGGTTGTTCTTTTATTGATACATATATATCTCTTAAGGCATTAAGTATATCTAACCCTTGTCCATCTGAGATTGCTATGCCAACTAACTTTTTATTCTCTTCAACAAAATTCCAAAACTCTTCGTCAGTTTCCCAGGCATTTTCGAATTCGCTCATCTATCCACTCCCTTCCTTCTTGCACAATGATGCTGTTAACATCATGTCCTTCTGGCATTTGTAATAGATTAACGTTGTGTAGTTCTCTGCTTAGTCTTTTGCCAAACTCTAAGCCTGCATTGTCACCATCTGCTAATACAATTACTGTTTCGAAATCATCTAGTATCTTTGCATAGTATGGTCTCCAGTTATTAACTCCAGGTATACCAACTGATGGATGTCCCGTCTTAACTGATAGCACTACTGTATCTAACTCACCTTCAGTTACACATACATAACTACCTGCTGTTAAGACTACCTGTGCATTAAACATTGTAGTCTTAGCCCCAGGTACACCCATATACTTAGGGTCTTCGTGGTTGTTCATACTTCTAAATCTAATATCAACTACACCTGATGGTGTTATATAAGGGATTGCTAATCTATTTCTGTAGGCTTCGTGCCCTGGTAGTGGGTCTGCTACTACACCTAGACTAAAACTTCTGCCCTCTTCTACCGAGAGATGCCGAGTTGAAAGATACTCTTCTGCTAGATGTAGATGTTTTGCGTACTGGTCTGTTGCCTGCAAGAGATATGCTCTCTGCGAATTTGATAGCCTCAATATAATTACCTCCTTCTTTGTACATTATTAAATCGTATACATCACCTTGTGCTTCGCAACCAAAACATTTGAATCTATTGTCATCAAAGTTAATGGCTGCTGATGCGTGTTTATCTCCGTGAAATGGACATTTCATTTTGCGCCAACCATGCCCGACTGCTGGCAGGGTGGCGCCTACGTGTGTTAAGTAGGCAGATATATCATGCTTGTCCATTAATCTTCCTAATTAATTCTATCCATATTTTTGCTGGCATTGTGGCATACCATTCTCCTACATCTCCTTTGCCTGTTCGTTTGTGTATGACTACACCTGTCCATGCTTTATCATTTTTAATTTCTATTTCTAGTTCTTTTACCCATGCGGATAGGTCTAACTTTCTGTGGTTCTTTACTTCTATAACTACACCGTTAACTCCTGCTATATCTCCCTTGTCTAGATGTGCACCTGCAATCCTACGCTCTACATATGGGTACCATTTCTTTAGCCAATTAACTACATCTCTTTCTGCGCTGGAACCCTTTGCTTTGCGTGGATTGCTCATTCAAACTCCTGTTGTTGTGGCATATACCGAATCATAACATCATCTAGATACATAGATTCTGGATTAAATGCAAGAGTAACGTAGTTGTTACCCGTCTGGTCTGCCTTACCATAACGATTCTTAACTGCGGCTACGCATAAGTAATTCATATCTGCTTGTTTCATTTGACCAATGGTTAATACCATTGCTGGTATCTGATTAACTAACCCTTGGATAGACGACCTTGGCTGACATGGACTACCTTCATATCCTTCTTTGGTATGGTGTAATACAAGTAGTGCTGCGTTTGTATCTCTGGCTAGATACTTAAGTTCTTTCATGGCTGCACGCATACCACCAAATTCATCGTGTCCATCCATTGCTATGTCCATTAGATTATCTACAACTATAAGTGCTGGACTTTTACCCCATATGGTTTCAAATGCTGATACTTCTTCATCTAAATCTTTTAGTGTTGGGCTGGATTCAAAGCACCAAAACAAATGATTACCATTGGCTAATACTTCTTTTGCTTTTTCTGGCTGACGTTTAATTAGTTGCTCAGCCTGCTGCTGACTGATGTTACCAGTCATTGCAATCAATCTCATTGCCATTGTATGTGCATTGGTATCTGCACTGAAGTAAAGAGTAGGCAGTTTAGTTTTGGCTGCAATCGCTAGTGCGATTGATGACTTACCTGCACCTGGGGTGCCTGCAATTACCGTTACTTCTGCTCTGCGTAAAATAATTCCTGCGTTTTCAAATACTTTAAAGACTGCTGGTAGTGGTTCACCACCCACGTTTGTATTGTTAACACTTCTAATTAATGTTTTCATTACTCTCCTTTAATATAAACGGGGACTGGCACCACGACTCAGTCCCCGTTTACTGTTAAGCACTAAGCAAAGATTGGTTTAGTGCGTAGTTCTGTTGGAACTTTTGGACCTGTCCAACGAGGACCTGCTGCTGGGTCATAGAATGCTTTGTATGGTTTGCCAGTTGCCTGTGCTTTTCCATACTTAAGTACCATAACTCCACGCTCACATGATGGTGCACCTGGTTTATTGTATACCCAAGTGTTACCCCATTTATCTTCTACTGTTTCTTCTCCACCTGATTCAGTGGATGTGATGTTTGCATTGAAACTAGA